TTCATAATCATCTAGTGTATTTGCATCAGATGAAGCGGATTGGGTTGCTGGGAATGTAATTTGCCCGCCAAAAGTAGATATGTTGCCACCATCAGTTACTACAAATTTATAAGCGGAAGCACCTGTGTTGTAATAAGCAAGGGCATTATAAGAACCATTAGTTGTGTTTCTTGCCGCATTAATTCTAAGTATGTCGTTAGACTGGCTTGCGTTGGTAGCAGAAATTAATCCAGTAATAGCGTTTGTTCCGCTAGTTACATTGAGCTTTTCGCTTGCTAGTGTTGATGTAGCACCAACCAATACATTCTGTGAAGCGTCAATAGTGAGGGCAGCAGTACTGCCCGTTTGTAATTGAAGGATTCCACTGGTGTCCGCAGAATTTATGAGTCCCCCACTCAGCGAGGCATTTATCGTAGTAGTCATTCAATACTCCTTAATTCTTTATTTTTCATATTTGTCTTGCCTTTGCGATTACCAACTTTACCTAGTTTTGCATTGCGACATTTTACCTTTTGTTCGTCAGACATAGGCACACCTTTATTCCAAGTAGTTCTGCCTTTTAGTGCTTGTGATAGCTTAACCTTGGTTTCTTCAGACATTGGAACGCCTTTGTTCCAGCTTTTCATCACGCCCACTGTGCCTTTGTTCCAAGGTGTACGAACAATGTTATGTTCTTTATAGTAGCTTTCTTGGAATGCTTGTGCTTCTTGTTTGGTATCAAATCTACCAATTTTTAAACGAACTCCATTTACAGTCGCTCTTGCTATAAATGGTTTGGCAATACCGCAGTTGTCAAAATGCCATCTTTTCATAACTCCAATAGAACCAGACTTACTGCACTTAGGGCAAGTAACTTGTTCATTTAGGGCTTCAATAGCACTTCTGTGCATTGGAATACCTTTATTCCATGCAACTTGAACGCCCTTTAATCCTTTGTTCCAAGCTACCTGTCCCATGTGGGCTTTGCTTAAATTTTCAATTTGATGCGGTGCAAACTTAAATCCAGATGTGCCTTCTCCGCCATCAGACTTATTGGTTAGCTCTATACCCATATCTCGAAAGCAAGAAATCAGCAGTCTCTCATGGTCAAGAGCCTCTTCCTCGGTATCCCAACTAGCTAACAATTCCACATGGGGTCTGCCGTACTTATTGACGACATTCTGCCAATGGCTGTTACGAGTGTCCATAGCATACGCCCGTCTAGGCTTACCCTTCCCTATGTAGAAGAGTCCACCTTCAGGCTTGTAGTGAGCGTAAGTGTAGAACACTTATCTACTTCCTTCTAATACTGCAATTCGTGCTGCTTGGGCATCTACGGTTGCTTTGAGTTCTTGGATTGCTTTTACCATTGCAGGGATTAGTTCTTCATGGCATACAGTCTTGTATTCAATACCGTCTTCACCAGCTTTTGATGTATTTATTGAATCAGGGAATACTGTTTCAAACTCTTGGGCAATAAAACCAACAGCATCTTTTTTATCTTGACCTTTGCCTTCTTTCCAATCAAACCTTCTTGGCTTAACTGCCATAATTGCATCAAGACCAACATCCAAATCTCTTACATTTTCTTTAAGTCTTTGGTCGGAAATACCAGCAATAGTTGTAGATGTACAATAAATCTTACCATCCATCGTTACATAAAAACGATATGCAGAAGCCCCTGTTGAATAGATGTTTAATGTTGAAGCCGCATTGGTAGAAGCCGCCATTGTAAAACTAACGGCACCGTTTGCGGCTAAATAATTACCTACAAAATTATCAGCGTTTGTAACTTTATTAAGATAAAGGTTTCCACTACCGTCAAAAATACCTCTAGGATTACCCTGACCATCAGATAACACAATATAGTTACTTGATGTACGGATGTCTAGACCGCCTTGATTGCCTGTGTAGCTACCAAGAATTGTATTAAATAGTCCTGTAGTAACTAAATTTCCAGAATTTGCACCAACAAAAGTGTGCCCATATCCGCTTGTTAATGCGTAGCCAGCATTTCTACCAATCGCCACATTGTTATAGTTATCAGAGGCTGTTCCTGAAAATGAATATCCAGCTTGATAACCCATAAAAGTGTTGCCACCACCAGATGTTCCTGTATACCCAGCTTGATAACCTACTGCTGTGTTATTAGATGCGGTGGTGTTTGCTTGTAAAGCACTTGTACCTACAGCAATATTGTAAGAGCCCGTTGTATTTGATTGTAGTGCTGCTGCTTGTCCGTTGTAATCATATCCACCAACTGCCGTATTGGAAGTTCCTGTGGTATTGGCTAATAAAGCATTTGTTCCTACAGCAGTAATAGAGCCTGTAGTATTTGTTGAACCAGCGTTAAAACCTATTGCGGTGTTGTAACTTGCTGTTGTATTTGCATATAGTGCTTTATAACCCAATCCAACATTACCAGCGCCAGTAGAGTTTGTATATAAAGACTGATAACCTACTGCAGTATTGTTAGAGGCTGTGGTGTTATTAATTAAAGACCCATCACCAATAGCGCAATTATAAGAACCAGTTGAATTGGTATTTAATGCACCAACACCCAAAGAACTATTAGAAGTGCCAGTAGTTTGGTTGTTTTGTGTATACGCACCAACAGCAGTATTTCTTGCTCCTGAAGTATTTATTGCCATTGCATCTCTGCCTATGGCGGTATTATATAAACCAGTATTTGAGCCAGCTAAAGCACTTCTACCAATAGCTGTATTTTGTTCAGAAGCACCGCCACCCTTACCAACAGTAAGACCTGATATAGAAGCATCACCTGTGACTGTCAGAGTAGCAAAAGAAGGTGAGCCGCCTGATACGGCTAGAGTTCCCGTAGTGGCTGGTAATGTCAGCGTGACGGTTTGGGCATCGGTTGCTTGGACTGTTGCGGAACCGCTTGTGGCTCCTGCTAAGACTAATGGCATATTATTTCCTTATAAGACGACCCAGCGGGCGCCAGATGGTACGGTTACTGTGACACCGCTGTTAATTGTAATTGGACCTACTGACTCAGCGTTATAGCCAGTAGTTAATGTGTAATTGGTTGTAACAATTCGTTGATTCTGTACGAATACTTTATCGCCACCGCCGCCGGTTGCACCACCACCAATTTGAGCCCACACGCTACCGTCATATCCAAGAAACTCAGATATGGTGGTATCAAATCGGATCATACCAGCTGATGGAGTGCCCGGTTGCTGCGCGGTTGTGCCAACTGGAATCTTTAACGAGCCAGTTGCGTCAACGATCAGCGTGTTGTTAGCGGGGTCCCAAGTGAGGTGGGCTGACTCGTTAGCATCTGCCAATACCTTTACAACACCGGAACTATCCTTGTAGTACAGTTTACCGTCAGCAATATTAATTGCCAACTCACCAGCAGCAAGGTTTGCCGCAATAGGTGCCTGAGTTGGTGTGCTGCTACGGTACAGCTGTAAAGGGGTATATCCAGCCTGTGCCATTATAGCACCACCCAACGAGACCCACTAGGAACAGTTACCGTTACACCAGACGCTACAGTCATCGGACCAGCAGAGCTTGCGCTAGAACCCGATGGTATTGTGTAACTTACTGATACTGTCTGACTGTTAACCACAATACCGTTTGTGGCGTTTACTACAGAGGCTTGCAACTCACCAGTAGACGGTTTGTACAAGTACTTAGCGTTGCTGGTGTAGATTGTTGTTGGTACACCACTTGTCGCCGCTGCAAAGATCGGATACAGATTGCTTGCTGTACTTGTATCATTTGACAACGATGCGCCAGATACCACGGTTGCCCATGATGTATTTGAGCCGTCAGTAGTTAAGTACTTACCACTGTTACTTGTCTGACTTGGTGCCAGTGCGTTAAACGCTGCGTTAGCAGTTGTCTGTCCTGTACCGCCGTTAGCGATGTTCAGTGTGCCAGCTAGGGTAATCGCACCAGTAGACGCAGAGCTTGGTGTAAAGCCTGTTGTGCCTGCGCTGAAGGTTGTCACACCGCCCGGACTGCCGTTACTTGCCGCAGTGATACGGCCCTGTGCATCAACGGTAATGTTGGTATTGGTATAACTACCTGCTGTTACCGCTGTGTTAGCCAGTGCAATCGTTACTGGTGTAGAGCCGTTATAGCTTGTACCAGATAAACCAGTTCCAATTGTCAGTGCATTAGATGCTGTAGCCGTTACAGTAACAGAACCACCCAATGACACAGATGATCCGTTAATAGTAATTGAGCTGTTAGTTAACGAGCTGTTACCAATGTTGCTTAGTGTGTTTGTGGCACCGCTAATTGTTACACCAGCCAGTGTAGTAATAGAGCTACCTAATGATACGCTGGTAGAGCCAATAGTAATTGCACTGTTTGCTAATCCGCTGTTTGGAATAGCTGTATTAATTGCACTAGCGGGAATGCTAATTGCAGTAGTGCCAGCAAGAGTCAGTTGACCTTGTGCGTTAACTGTAAATGTACCAACTGAGCTTGCAGAGCCATAAGCACCGGCGGTAACTGCTGTGTTACTAATACTAAATGTTGTGCCAGTGAGTGTTAAGCCAGTACCAGCAGAGTATGTTACTGCAGCTGAGATCTGAGCAAACGCAATGTTTGTCTGACCAAAGAAAATTGAGCCAGTTGTGGTAACCACATAGGTCTCACCGGCACCAGTTGCACCAGCTTGTACAAAAAACGCATCACCTTGACCTAACGCAGAGGCGCTGTACGGTGAATAAGTGTTTGCATCAGTTGCTCGGGTCAATACCCAGTTTGTAGAACCAGTACCAACTACAGTGACAGTATATACACCGTTTTGTGTAGCATCAGTCTGATTGTAGATCAATACACGCTTACCAACGGTCATCAATACGCCGTCAATAGTTAAGGCTGCCTGTGTGCCTGCGTTGGTTAATGTTGCACCAACACCAGCATTAATAACTGATGCAATTGTTAGTCCAGTGCCATTTGTCAAACCGGTGATAGCTGCACCACCGTAGGTCAACGATAACTGAACTGCGCCACCTACAATTGCTGTTACCCAGTACTGAGTACCAGAAGTTAAACCATTGCTAGTTGCCGTGGTAACTTGAGAGCCAATTGTTGGAACACCACTAGCAAAAGTAAGATCATTTCCGTTAGCAATAGTGGTTATGGTTGTGCTTGTCCCACCACTTGTATATGTTGCATTTAGGTTACCGGCGGTATCTGGTGACTCAACATATACAGCTTCGTGGTAATGAATACCAGTAGCCGCAACGGTGTCAACGTATTGCTTCGTAGCTAACTGGAAATTAGTTGTTGGGTCTTGCGTTACAGTAACGCTTGTCAAACCGACTGGGGCTAGACTTGTGCCACCCAACGAAATGTTGGTAGTACCCAAAGTAATCTGGCTGTTAGTCAGCGAAGAGTTACCAATGTTGCTTAATGTGTTTGCAGATCCGCTGATTGACACGCCAGCCAATGTGGTTAGTGTGCCACCTAATGACAGGCTGCTTGAACCAATAGTAACAGAGCTGTTCGTCAGCGAGCTGTTACCGATGTTAGTTAATGTGTTGCTTGCGCCACTGATTGTCTTGCCAGTAAGCGTTTGTGTTGCTGTATTGGTAGTAACTGTATCACCACCAACAGTGGCAGCAGCCATGTTAAATGTGCCATTAGTTACTGTCTTGCCAGTAAATGTTAAGGCCGTTGGCAAGCTGGCAGTAACTACAGTGCCAACTTGGCTTGTTGATATTTCGTTTGCAGTACCGTTAACTGCAGTAATTGCACCTAATCCACTTGCTGTAATTGTGGTGTTTGTTACAGAAGTAAGTTGTCCCTGT